TTTGGGTCACGCTTTGTCATGCTCCAATATCTTTCGTCTTTCATCATCTCTCTTAATCCAGCTTCATTTTGCTGACCAGTAGGTGCAGCATCACCAATAGATGTGGTAGTTTTCAAAGCATTCATTACAGTTTCCATAGCCTTAACACCATCAGCAGTTGAGCAAAGATTTGCTATTTGTGCATGCTGTTCTGGTGAGAAAAACTTATTTGACCATAGCTCTACTGCTTGTACTCTTTCCAAAGCATTATCACCCAAGTTCTTCATTTCCGCTTGTGGGTCAGTAGTGCCAATGTTCATTGCCTTTTTATACATCTCTATGCCTTCGGCAAACTCATCTTGACTATAGCCATTTTCAAAAGACTGTTCAGCCCACCACTCTAATAACTCATTACTCTTTGCAAGCTCTTCATCTATACCTTCTGGTAATATGTAATCACCTTTCTTTTCAGGTCTGTCTTTATATGCTTCTGCTTCCAAGTCTTGCATCATTTGTGATTTTATATCTTCTTCTTTCTGGCTTAACTTACCTTCGAGTTGTGAATAAGAGTTAGCCATATCTTCTGCTGATTTAAATTTTTCTGGTAACCAAGCTGGTCGTTCACCCATAGAATCTATAGGCTGTTCTTCTGTTGTTGGTGCTGGTTCACTTGTAGGAGTTGTAGGGGTTGTAGGGGTACTATTACTCTCAACTTGTTCCGCTACTGTTGTTGATGTTTGTTCTTCACTCATGTTAGTCCTCTCTTGCTATTTTATCACCTTCTTTAATTCTTCTTTCAATGACACCTACAACATATCTCGAACCTTCTGCATGTCGTAAGACTTCATCTGTTACAGCTGACCCATGTACTGCTTCTATAGTTATACTTCTTAAATATTTTAACACCTCTTTACCAACTGGTGAGTTAAACAATGCATGCATATTTAAGCTTATAGTTTCATCATCTTCCTGATATCTAGGGAATCCATCTATCTGACTTTGTATAACTGGTTTACTCGGCTGCTTGTTCATTTGGTGCTTGCTCCATATTCTGTGGTTGCATCATTTGTTGTTGTGCTAACTGCTGTGCAGTTTGTACTAATAATTTACGTTCTTCTAAATCTCTAATCAAAGTATCAGGAACACCAAACTTCCTTGCAAGATGTGCTGCTGTTTCTTCTGTGTTCACTAAAAGATTTACTGTCTGTGGACCAAAAGAACCTCCTACAAGCTCTAACCATCTTGCTATTGCAGATATATCTTGATTAGATTGTGCTTGTGCTAATGGAGATACAGACTTTACTTTTATCTGCCTACCATTGATTGTTGGTATTTCTATTCGACCTTGTTTTTTCAAGATATAAACAACACGCTGTAATACTGGCTGTACCATCTCAGCTTGCAATCTACCAAAAGCAGAACCCATACGTCTACTTAAGTCAGCCATTCTTTCTGCAACTTCTGTTGCACTTGCTGGTGTTCTATCTGGATTACCAAGCATATCATTATACAATGCTCTCTTTATATTCTGGCGCATATCACTTAATACAAAGTTAGTGAAGTTAAGGTCACCAGCTTGTTTGATTGGTTGTAGACCAGCAGAGTTTGGTGCTTTAGGTATTACAGTTCCAGGCACTAAATTTATTGTATCTGGATTTATAACACCATCATCATCCATTTGATATATTCCAGAGATAGCCATTGCTGCATTATTTAGAATTGATTCTACTGTGAGATTAGTGGTTTTAATTGCACTTAAACAGTTGAATATTGGACCTCGACCATAGACTTCACCAGCACAAGTATTCCAAC